CTCCCCTGCATCTATGGCTTTGGCAGACACTGTGGCTGGCATTGGTTGCGTTAATAGAGACACGGTGCAATATACAGGAACTGACTTGCTGTTCTTGTCACACACTGGACTCAAAAGCTTTGGCAGAACAATACAAGAAAAGTCAATGCCTATTAGTAGTTTGTCAGGCAATATTACAAAAGATATTATTGCTGCGTTGCAGAATGAGACTCAGTTCTTTAGGTCTGTTTATAGTCCAGAAGAAGGTTTCTATCTGCTTACTTTTGTAGGTCAAGACGTAACGTACTGTTTTGACGTACGGGGTACGTTAGAGAACGGATCATACCGTGTTACTCGTTGGCCGTCTACTAGCTTTACATCGTTTACACGCCTTAGTGACGGCACTCTGTACGTAGGGACTGCTAACGGTATTAGTACATATACAGGCTACAGCGACAACGGCATTGGCTATCGTTTTAAGTACTATAGTCCAAGTTTAACCTTTGGTGATAGCTCAAGAGTTAAGATCCTTAAAAAACTGAAGCCAACTTTAGTAGGTGCCAATAGCTCAGTCGTATTTATGAAGTGGGCGTATGACTTTGATACTACATACGCTACAGCAGAGTTTACGGTAGGTACTCAGATTACAGGCTTTTACGGTCAAAGTGAGTATACAACGGTAGAATTTACAGGTGGTCAGCTAACTAACGCACGATCATTGAACACAACAGGATATGGGACAAGTGTACAGGTAGGCTTAGAATCTGAAATAGACGGCTTTGCTTTGTCACTACAGGAGATTAACGTAATGGCCTTAATAGGTAAGCTGCTTTAACTAGGAGAAAAAAATGAGCATTTTAGATTATTTGCTTCAACCAGAGGTCGCTATACCGGGCGTTATTGGCGGTTTATTGACCGCTGAAGAATACAACAGGTTGTCCGATGTTGGCGAAGAAGCCTTAGTTGGTACAACTGTGCGTGGACGCGAGGTTCCGGGAGCTTTAGACATTGCTCAGGCAGGCCTAGAGCAGACCCAGTTTAAACCTTTTACAGTAACTACTTCTACTGGTGGACAGTTTGGGACTCAACTTGACCCTACTACCGGTCAGTTTACTACAACTATGGGCGTGTCTCCTGAAGAACAAGCGATGCAACAACAGTTACTAGGAGGAGCGCAACAGTTTTATCAACAAGCACAAGCGCCTAGAACTGAACGTGAGCAGGAAATATTTGACCGCATACGGGCCGTACAAACTCCCGAAGAACAGAGACAGCGTTTAGCTTTGGAAGAACGCTTGGCTGGACAAGGACGCCTTGGCGTACGTACGGCTCAATACGGCGGCACTTCAGAGCAGCTTGCATTAGCTAAAGCCAGAGAAGAAGCACAAAACACAGCGGCTATTCAGGCAATGCAACAGGCTCAATCAGAGCAGTTACAACAGGCAAACCTAGGTCAGCAGCTGTTTGGTGCTAGTTATATGCCTCAAGGACAACTGCTTGCTGCTACTCAACCGTCTCAACAACTGGCGTCACAACAGGCAGCACTTCAGCAGTACGGTGCTGGTCTCTTTGGTGAAACGGCTATGTCGGGTCTTGAGCAACAACTACTTATGGAACGAGCAAGAGCTAATCTTTTGGGTCAAGTAGGTGGAACTATGTTGGACAGGGCGTTTACTGTTCCTCAAGGTGGTGGCTCAGGTGGCAACATACTTGAAGACGTTGTTAGCGGAGGCAGCGGTTTGTTTGACTTCTTGGGTATTACAGATAGTAACAATGACGGACGCTGGTGGCAACGGCTTTTCACGTAAAGCTTCGAAAGCATATTGATTAAGGAGAGAAATCGTGGCTAAGTTTTCACAAGAATTTTTAAGACAGATGGCAAGCCCTATGGGTTCTGTCCAAGGTGGGCTATTGTCTGCTGTAAGGGGTGCAGCGACACTTCCCCAGCAGCTTCAAGAGCAACAAAAAGCTCAGGCAATGCAGGCAGAAATGTCTAAGCACACCCCCGGCACTCCTGAGTACAATGCCGCACTTGCTAGACAACAGGTTGGTAAAGGCATGTTTACTGAGGCCGGTGCTACAGGTCAAGCCGCTATTAAGGGTCAACAGGCCGTAGCCCAAGCAGCTGAAGAAAAAGCAAGAAAAGGACGGCTAATGGGCCAAGCTTTGCAAAAGGCAACTAGGTCTGAAGACCCTGCAGGAAATTCAGCAAGAGTCAGAAACATGACTGCAGAACAACTTATGGAGTACTTGACGCCTAAAGATCCAAAAGATCCTGTTCAATTATCTGCAGGAGCACGTTTGGTTGACCCAGAAACAAATAAGGTTCTTATAGAGGCTAGGGACACTCCAGCTAAACAAGTAAACGTAACTTATGAGCTTTTAAAAACAGGCAAGTACGACCCTACAACAATTAAACTAGGTGCTGACGGTAAGATCGACACAAGCGCCTTGAGACTTGCTGAAGACCCTAAAGAAAGAGGCAGTATACCGACTAACGTAGAAAGACGAATCATTGACATGGACGTTGCTTCTGGAAAAGCTACTATTGGTTTCGGTAGGGCTAGACAACTTAAAAATGAATTGATAGCGTCTCCTGATAAATCTGCAGGTGTTGTTAGCGCACTAAGAACTCAAGTTTTAGACTTTGCTGGCCTACGTGACGCTGAAGAACAACAAAAGACAGACTTTCTAAGGACTAGAAACACTGACATTGTTAACGGTCTTCCTCCGGGTGTTGCTTCTGATAGAGACATTGAGATTTTTAGTCAAGGTTTTCCTAAAGCAGACGCTTCGTCAAAGGAAATTATTCGTTATTTAGAAGCAGAAGAAAAAATATTAGCTGCTCAATCAGACATGTCGGCTCTGTTTCAACAGCACGTAGATAAACAAGTAGCGGACGGTATTGACGCAACAACCTCCGGTTTTGAGTACGAAAGAAGGAAGTACGCCAACGTAATGACTACATTTAGAGATACGGTAGAAAACGTAATAGACCAACAAGGAAATCCTCTGTATTCTGAAGAAGATAAAAAAAGGTTCTTACGAGAAGCTTTGGGGTTTGTTCCTACCTACTACTCACGATAAAGAGGCTAACATGGCTATTAAAAGCTCATTTACAGGTCAAGAAATGTCGCCTGATAATCCTTTAGCGATTGCTGCTTCAGGGGAAGGTTTTACTAACCCTCTTGGTGTGGAGGCGTTGCCTGTTTTAGAAAAACAAGAGCAGTACGTTGCTGAACACATGCAGGAGTTCACTGAAAGGACGGACTCAGGAAGACTAGGCACAAGTGATCTTGAGTTAGCTGCTCGTGCTTTTGTTGACGGACTTTGGTTAAATAAAGCAGAAGAAGCGGGTAGTTATATTTCGGCAATGGCTGTTAAAATAATTTATCCTGATTTATTCGAAGGAAGGTCAGTTGGTGACATACGTGAAGAAATGCTTGTTAAACTGGAGGCAGAGTCTGCTGAGTTTGCTGAAAGAAGACCTGTAGTAGCAACAACGGCTAACATTGCCGGTAGTTTAGCGTCTCCTGTATCTGTTGCAGGAGGACAGCTTATTGGTCAAGCCGCTAGGATGCGTCAAGGTGCTCAGGCTGCTAAAGTTTCGGATGAGGTTGCTGCTACTTTGGGCGGTTCTTTTGCTCCACGAGCAGATGAGGCTGCACAGCTTGCACAAAAATACGCAAGAGAACAGGCTACCTTTCGTGCCTTACAAGCGCCCACAAGCGGCCCTTTAAAAAACATAGGACTAAAAAAAGGAATTCCTGTTCCTATGACGGGAAAGGCGGCTGAAATAGTTTCTAAAACACCAACACCGGTAGCTACTGCAGGGATCGTGGGTGCCGAAGGGGCTGTCATAGGGTACGAAGGAGAAACCACAGAAGAAAAACTTTCTAACGCTGCCTTTACTGCGGGTATTTCTGCTGCTGTTCCTTTTGCCTTTGCTGGGGCTAAAAAGACGTATGACTTCGCTACCGAAAATAAGATGGCAACTCAAGTAGGGAAAGGTAAAGACTTCGTAAACCTTATGTTTACTGAACACGGTATGGCCCCTATATATAGAAGCGTTGTGTCTAAAGCTTACGGCGCGCGTACTTTAACAGAACAACAAGCAAGAAAAATGGCTGGTAGAGCGCTTACACCTGCGATGGCTAGAGAAACAGGTAAGAAATTTTCTGAACAAGCTGCTCAAGAAACAGAAAGAGCAAAAAGAGTAATAACAACGTCTACACGAGAAGCTGGTGAACAAGCACAGTTAAAGCTAGAAGAAAAAATAGCGGAAGTTAAACTTCTTGCAAGCAAGGCTACAGGAGAAGCACAACAAAAATATAATGACGAGGTTGCTCTTTTAGAGGAGGCCAGGGTTAACGCAGACGTGGCTAAAACACTTGCCGTAAAAGAAGCTGACGCAACTGTAAGCGCCGCTAACGCGTCTTTTAGGGGACAAGCCTTAAGTGAAGCAGCGCCTCCCGGAGCGCCTAAAGAAACAATTGCTGAGTTAGGCATGTTAGACCCGCAAGATGCTAATGCTGTTTTAGATGATTTATGGCGACAGTATGGTTTTAAAGTAGCTAACGGAAAGGAATTTACTTTAGACGCTAAAAAAGCCACTTCTTTTATTGATGACATTATTAAAAACCATCCTGAGCTTGCTTTAGTTGAAAACGGTACTTTATTACGTAATATTAAAATATACGTGGCTGAAGAGATTACTACAAAAGCGCCCGGAGGCGTTATGAAAGGCGAAGACCTTTTACAACTCCGGAGCAACATAGGCAGAGCTATTAACGGACTTAGCAACGAAAGTGTTTCTACTAGACGCCTGTCTGCTGAAATACAAGACTATTTTCACGACATATTAGAACAAGGTCTTACTAAGTCGGAGGTTGCCGAACTTGCAGCCGACCGTACAGCATGGAGCATACGTAGTACTGTAGACGACGCTACTGCGAGAGCTTCAGGAGGAAACGCTAAGTCCGGTGCGTTCACTGCAACTGAGTACTTAGACGCTGTTCGTAGCTATAGCCCAAGGTTTGCTGCTAGAGGTAAAGGAAGATTACAAGCAGAAGCACAACAACTTGCAAAAACTAATGCTCGAAACAAAGACAACATCATTGGTTTAGCAGACGATCAAATAAAGCAAGTAACACGCCAAGCTATTAAGGACAGGAATGTTTTACGTGTACAACTTCAGAAAGCAAAGACGTTATTGAAAAAGCAAGAGGCAGAAGAGATAGCAAACCTAAAAAAACTTACGCAGTACGAAAAAGCGTCAGACGTAGCTAAAGGAGCTATGAGGGAAAGAATTGCAGACGTTAAACAAAGGTATGCTTTACAGCTTCAAGATGTTGACACTAGAATAGCTCAGGCAACTAACGAAACAAAAGCTTTAAGTGATATGATGCCAAGTAATTTTAATGCTTCTGTGTTTGAAAGCTTGTTTAATACTGCTCTTGTTGGGCAAGCAGCTTTGTTTGCTGCTCCCGGCTTATCAGGAAGTTTAAAAGCCTCTTTAGTAACTGGTGGTGTGGGCTCTGCTCTTCTAAGTAAAGAACTAACACAAAGAATAATCGCTAGACAGTCTGGAGGACAAGAAACTTTAAGAAGAGGAACCACAGCAATAGGAGAAGCTTTGGATTCTGTCGGCGTTACTCCAGCCACCACAGTGGGCGCTCAGGCAGGCGTTGG